GACTCAAGGTTCTTCAACTCTTCTTTCCTAATCCAAGGTGCAAACCTTTTCTTAGATCTGAGAGTATTTAGATAAAAGTCATATTGCAATTGCTTGTCTAGGTCTATATGCATGTTCATTTCATTAGCATACATGATGCAATCAAGATGACCAGACAGGCATCTATTGATGATATATGGTGGGTATTGATTGATACAATCTGGATCATCCTCCATCAAGTTCTTCTTGGTGCTGTTGATAGAGTTCAACCAATCTTTTAGTTCAACGGTCAAAGATCCTCTCCTTCATCTCAGGTGTCCATTTATCATAATAACCTGTTTTCTGCAACTCTGCTCTCTTTTCTAACAAATCTTTTCTATCTTGCACTATTATAGCGGTCACACCACTATTGATTACCTCTCCACCTACCTTCTCTATCGTATCTGGGTGCTCATCATAGAAGATGTAGTCAGGATATTCCTTTGCCAACCATGTTACAACACTCTTCAACTTGTCAGCGTCAGGTGTTAGTGGATATTCATAGTAAAATATTTTTACTTGTGATCCAACAATATTTTTTATAGTCTCTCTTAGAGTATCGTAATTTACAAACTTGTTTATCTCTACGTTACCATCTAACCATGCCTTCTTAGCATGAGGGCATGGTGGCATACCATTGAAAACAGGATTTGGTTTACTAAGATATCCCAGTATCCAATCTTGGAGATCTTGGTTTGATGATGATCCTGTTGTTCTCATAATCTGCTTTGAATTCAAGTCTGACATCGTTAGACCAACACAACTCTTCGTAAAGAGTTTGGAGTCTCTGCATGTCTTGGAAAAGATCTTCTACTTCATCCATTATCTTTTAGGAAATCACTTAGTGAGGATTGGAACTGACCTTTATTTTCTTTAGGATCATACTTATGGTATCCCTTCATAGACTTCCATTCATTATACATTGCACCTAGTAACCACGACTGAGACAGACTCTTTGCTCCGTGTTCTAAAAGTTCTCTCTGTCTCTTAGTGACATGTTTGTAACCGAGGTATTCTTCTCTCCAGTTACTGTCGTCGTAAGGTTTACTTTGTGTCATAGGTAAAGGTTTTCCCCTTGATCTTGGTATCGTTATCACCAGTACGACCAGGTCTCATCTTCCCAAGTTTGATGTTTCTCTTGGGCAACCCACCCTTTCTGGTTCTCTTTAGTGTAGCATCTTTGTTGCCTTTTTGCTGAGTTATCACAGCATCCTGACCATATTTCTTACCTAGACTCTTGACTGCCTTCTTGAACTTTCTCTTACCCATCTTACCTGATGATATAACATGACTTCTTTCCTTGACCTTTCTTTCCTTGCCAGTCTTTTCATCCTTCTCCATGTATCTACCTGATACTTTTGTAGCACCCTTACCAAACTTACCCCTGATGTCTTTGTCAAGTTTCCTTGCCCTTGCTCTATTCTCTTTATTTGATTTGTCACCTCTAGATGCTGACACGATAGCAGTTCCACCTTTCTCTGCTTTGGATTTCAGTCTGGTCAGACTGCTCTCCTCTATGTCTATCACTTCATGTACATCAAGTAAGTAGTCTCTAAATGTTCTCATAGTTGGTCAGCACCAGTTCTTTTCTTTTCTTTTGTTCTTTGATGTAATCGCCAGTAGATCGCATGGTATATGTGTGATCATACTCTGCTGCTTTCCATTCAGAGAATCTTCTCTTATTTAGATTAGATGAGTTGTAACTTATAATCATATCATGATTCGCTGCAGTGCATGCTTCAGAGAATCTAGTGTGATGGAAGTACTTGTGCATCTCTCCCTTCTTACCATAAAGACTTGATCCTATCTCGTATGGTGGATCAAGATAGACAAAACAATTGCTACCACCAATCACCTCTTCGTAAGATAAGTTTGTTATCTTCCAGTGTTTGATGATATCCATATACCCTGACAGTTTGTCTATGCCATTCATGGAGAAGTTTGAGTCACTCGCTTGCCTTGAGAATGAACTGTTCTCTCCTAGTCCACTGAAACTACACTTGTTGATAACATAGAAAGCGATTGCTCTATCAATATTAGCACCGTTAGATAGTATATCCTTAGACTCTATGAATAATTCTTTTGCCTTATCTGGATCTGGATTATCTTGTTTTATCTTAGTCAACTTCTCTTGCATCACATCACCTGCTACTTGTAGGTGTGCCCAAAAATTATACAATGGTTCGTATAGGTCATTCACCCATACAAGCAGATCGGGGTAGGTCTTAGTCACCCACAAGGCAACAGACCCACCCCCTACAAATGGTTCTCTGAATTGATCATACTTACTTAGATCAGGAAAGAACTCACTGATCTTTGTGATTGCTCTGCTCTTACCGCCAGGATAACGCAGGGGTGTTTTCAAGTTCTTCATGAATGTAGTCTTCAATTGATTTACGAGGAAACCAGTTCAAAGCAACTGCTGCTTTGTATACTGATGCAAGTGTTTCTCTTGCTTCACCAGGTCTTTCTGGTATATATTCGATGTCTCCTCCAATCATGTTAGCGAGTTCAATGACAGAGGTGTTTTTACCTGTGCCTATATTGATCTCTATACCAGAGAAGTTGCACATCATAGCGTCAATGTTTGCTGTAACAACATCATCAACATGAGTGAAGTCTCTACGTTGTAGACCATCACCTACTATGGTGAGTGGTTTACCTGCCTTCTTCTGTTCCAAGAACAGACCAACCACAGGTGCATATAGACCCTTGAGTGGTTGACGATCACCATATACATTGAAGTATCTAAGTGTCACAGTCCTAAGACCATACAAGTTATAGTACATCTGACACATAACCTCTGCTGATCTCTTACTAGCAGAGTAATGATTCAAACAATCAGTCGGCATTGTCTCTTCTAGTGGTGGTTCATTCTTCAAACCATAGAGAGATGATGTGGATGAGTTGACAAATCTTCTCACACCCCACTTTCTTGCACACTCCAACATATTGATGGTGCCTTGAATATTAGTATCAATGCATGCCTGTGGGTTTTGCATTGCAACTTGTATCCTACTGAATGCTGCTAGATGGAAGACGGTATCCACACCCTCAAATAGAGGATAGCAAGCATCCATATCACGGATGTCAAAAGAATGATACTCAGCGAGTGGGTTGTTATAAAATTTTTCATTAGATACAGCAGACTCGTTGTCAATTACAACGACTTCATTGTTTGGATTTTGACATAGTCTATCAACTATATGGGAACCGATAAAACCCGATCCACCAGTCACAAGAAATTTGCTCATTTGAATTCACAGTTACACATGATCTCAGTCAACGCTGCCAACAGATTGATCTCTTGATCAGCAACAAAGGCAGACTGATATTGATACTTAGCAATAATCAACACTGCCTCAGGTATTGATTTTGGTTTCATCGACTCATAGATTGAGTCGTATACACTTCTAAGTATAGCATTAGTATCGTTATCTAGGTTCTGAACTATCCATTTCCTGACATTTGGAAACTCTTTCTTCTTTAGGAAGTCAACAAGTTCTTTTACATTAGAGTCAGTGAGGACTGCTAGTATACCTGTGTCTATCTTACCACTCGCAGAATATCTCTGGCACTCATTGAGCACACGTCTCCAGTCAGGAAAATATTTGTTTATAAGTTCTGCTATAACTCTCTTATCACTCTCTACGTTCTCCTGTTCTAGTATCTCATTTATTCTTGTGAAGAATTGTGCTGCGATAGATGGTTTATCCTGTCTACTAATACTAAAGTCCACAACAGAGCACCTACTATGGAGTGGTTCAATGATCTTGTTTTTATAATTGCAGGTAAAGATGAATCTACAGTTTTTGTAGAATGCCTCAATGTTCGCTCTAAGAAGGAGTTGTACATCGGCAGTGGTATTGTCTGCTTCGTCGATGATAATGACTTTGTGGTTTGCAGAAGCAGTGAGAGATACCGTGGAGGCAAAGTTCTTCGCTTGATTACGTACCGTATCAAGAAACCTACCCTCGTCAGAACCGTTGATAACATAATAGTCACATCTTAGTTGTTCACACAATGCCTTTGCCACTGTGGTCTTACCAATACCTGGCGGACCTGCAAGCAACAAGTTAGGTATCTGACCACTATTGACAAACTCCTTGAAGGTATTCTTGATACCATCAGGGAGTATGCAATCCTCAATTGTCTTGGGTCTATACTTCTCGACCCATATAAAGTCACTCATTAGACCTCCATTGTTTCCTCATACTAACATACTCGTCACTCTTCGCAACAATATCTCTTACATGTTTGAATATAGTAGCAGACTTAGCAAAATGACAAGTGGCATGATCTGGTTCTTGGGGTCTTACATTACCTTCATCATCATATTTCTTTCCTGTGCGATGATTAGCATATCTTCTTGACCTAGTGAAACCCATCTCTAAAAACTTACGACACATATCCATACCGATGAAGTCTTTATTATCACGGTAGTCAAGATACATTGAGTAAATTTTGTTGGAAGATTTTACTGCAATCTCTGGTGTCTTAAATCTCCAATGAGCACAGATATCGTTAGTATAAGGGCGAACCAGTAGAACTCCTTGCTCTCCCCTTCCAATACGATAAAGTTGACGAGTCTCCTCATCTGTAAAATCAAGTTCTTTGTAATTGAGATCATAATCAAATTCTTTCATGTCTTACTTTTATCATAAAGATAGATGAGGGATAGTGAGAACACTACCCAGAAAGTTACTTCAAGTCCGTAATGATTCATGAGTATGTTGAGTCTGGTTCTAGAGCAATAAAGTATGTAAGTTTATAGTCTGTATTATAGAACTTCGCTAAGTTTTTACAAGAGATAGAAACCTGATATGTGCCTGTGATAAGTTTGATGTTCTCAATCTTGAAGTTGAATGAGAATGTCTTATCAGTTCTACCTACAACCACAGCAAAATCATTAGAGGTGTCGTTCTTACGATCACTCACAACAAGTTTGACTACACCTGCCTCACCTACAACTGATAGGTCTGGTAGTCCTAGTATGGATGATGACTTGAGTATCTTTGTAAGTTGTTCTTCCCCAAGAGTAAACTGCACATCAACACTAGGTAGTGCCATCTCTTTATCTGGTGGTGCAATGATCACACTAGGATCAGAGAAAAAATATTTGGATCTGTTTGCTGTTCCTTCCTTGATGTGTGCAAACGAGTTGTTGGTTGACACATCTATATCTGGAGAACTGCAAAGAGATACAGTATTCAGAAACTGTGGTAGGTCATAGATGGCAAAGTCTTTTGGAATATACTCTTCTATCTCTGCTTCTGCCAATACGTTTTTCATGACAGAAATTGTTCGTAATTTTTTACCTTCTTTGAATGCTAGTGACTGGTTGATAGTCGTGAAGTTCTGAAGGATCTTGAGTGTTTTGTCAGACAGTTTCATACTCTGTTCTCTAAGTTTCACTTTTACATAATGTAAGTAAACTTAGTATAACAGATTATTTGATATGCTGCAACTGCTGTACTACACTTTCTGTTTGGATAGGTGCTACGTCATTCAATCCATTGGCATCGAACCAAGGAGCACTCTCCCAGTCGAATCCTTCTCCGAATGTGTTGTCTGCATTAGCAACGTACCAATGACATGATGCATCAGGTATGTCTACTGCACATACTGCCCAGTCATCTGTCCACTGTGGAACCTGAACCCATATAACAGGTTCTGATTCAAATGCATATGCTGTCCTAGTGATACCAAACAGCACTACAAATATTATTGTCCACGAAAATATACGTGGTATCCATTTTAGTGGAATCGGTTTCATATTAGACCTGCCATCCCTGCTGCTGTACCTATCACTACAAAGAAACCGAATTCTATGAGTGGGTAGTAGGGACTAAAGAATAATCTCATGCTAACGCTATGTTACCTATACCTGTAAGGATATAGATTCCAATAACTGATGTGAATAATAGGTGTTGCATTATGCTCCTTGATAAACTGGGGTCATTACGCCACCGCCTTGATCGTCATCGTCATCATCGTTGGCAGCACGTAAAAATAGTTCTACAAATACTAAGGCACCTATGGGGTAGAAACACCATAGGATTGCCTGAAAGGGTGTAATTACATGTGGTTCTAAACCAGTCATACTTACACGTAACCAGGAATTAGTTGTCCTGTTGTAAGGTATGCTCCGATACCTGCAATGATGCCGAGCATGGCAAGTCTGCCATTTAATTTCTCAGCAAATTTTTTTGAATCTTTATCTGTCATTAGAATATGCCTGGTATGATATTACCTGTTGTTGCGTATGCTCCGACTGCTGCAACGAATCCGATCATTGCCATCCAACCGTTGAACTTTTCTGCTTCTGGTGTCATTTTTTGTACCTAAAATAATGGGGGAATAATTGTGCCAAACAAACCGTAGTTTACTGTGGCGATGATAAGACCTAGCATCGCTAGTCTACCATTTACTTTCTCAGCGTATCTCCAATAGGAATGATTGAAATCCATTAGAAGATACCAGGAATGATTTGTCCTGTTGTAGCATAAGCACCAATCAAAGCAACGAAACCAATCATTGCCCAACGACCATTTACTTTCTCTGCATTTTGTGGATACCCTTCATAGGATACGGACTCGTCTATGTAAGGACGAACCTCAGTTGGGAAAGCATTCTGTCTTCCACCTGATTCAGTAGTTACGGTCATTGATGATTATGAACTTTTGTTACATTATTATATAGGAAATATAAAGTTTTGTAAAGGTTTATTTACATTTGTAATGCTTATCATACCTATTACCCACGCTTATCAATCGGTGTCGTGAACTTGAGATACAAGGATATGACTATGGCAGCAGGTACCGTAGTAAGAAAGATGATCATCAAAACCATCAATACCATGTTAGCAATATCTGACATACTTTTTTGCTGAATGTTAC